CGAAGAAACGCTTTCGGCTGGTATATGCCCCATAATCCGCTGCATTAAGTATTCTATGGTCGAACTTGTACCCGTAGGCTTTTACGTTATCTACCCAATTGGTATAAAGCCGCCCTTTGTCCCTGCTAATCGGTTTTCCGTTTTCGTCCAAGTCGCCCCAGCTCATAAATTCTTCTACGTTCTCGATTTGGATATAATCGGGGGTAAGAGCTTCTATGTACCTAAACAAGTGTTCGGCAAGGGTACGGCTATCTGCGTCGCGGGGCTGGCCGCCTTTGGCCCGGCTGAAATTGGTACATTCAAGCGAAGCCCAAAGCACAACTTTCGCCATAGGGTACATTCGGCGCATTTCGGCGGTATGTTCTGCCAATGGGCGTAAGTCCAAGGTTCGCATATCTTCCGTATAGTGCTGCGCTTCGGGATGATTGGCCGCGTGGCTCGCTATGGCGTTCGCGTCGTGGTTTACGCAAGCTATAACCTTCGCGCATTTTCGCTCCTTATAGTTGGCCTTCTCTACGCCTGTACTTGTTCCACCCGCACCGCAAAACAAGTCTATATATAGTAATCTAATGTTGTCCATTTCGTATTATAGTCAGACGCTTTCGCGGAAAATTAGTCTTTTGATAGGTGGGCTTTGACTGCGTTTGCATAAGCCCTAAATTCGGGGGTATATCGGTAATCATCCGGGTACTTTCTGAGGTAGTAGATAATAGTAGCATGGTTCCGCTTCATCTCTTTTGCAATCCTTACCACCGTTGCCCCTTCTTCACGGCATAGCTGGGCGAAAATCATACGGGAAAAGACGTGTTTTTGCTCTCTACTTTCGCCTATAATATCGAAGAATGAAACGCCCATGCCTTCGGCTATCGCCTGCTTTATGTGCTGGAAGGCAGGTACTTCTTCGTAAATAATTGTCTTTCCCGTTAGTTCGGCTAAATTCTTTTCAAGCGTAGCCCCTTTGGAAAATCCCCAATCGGGCAACAAATAAATAGCGTCGCACCCCATAAGTAGAAGAACGTCCATAGCTACATGGGCTTCCCAAGAGGCGGTAGCCGGAATACCGTTTTTAAGCGGGTTTATCACTTCGTAACCTTGGGCTTTTAACTTGGTTTCCGTTTCGTCGAACTTTGCCGCTACTTCTTCTATTGGTAGGCCGCTAATTCGGCCTGAAATGTATATCTTTTCCATATTGGCTATTATTTTCTATAAGAGTAATTTTCAAACGCTATTCTGTCGAACATTTCCGTAAATCGGTCGGCTATCCGTTCGCCGTATTTATCTGCCAGGTCTTCCGCGCTTAGATTGCTGGTCATAATTGTAAACTTCTGCCGGTCATACCGGTAGTAAATCGTATCGACAAAAGGACTAATTTCGTTTCCCCAAACCTTCACTACGGAAGGTTCCGTACCTACGTCGTCAATCGCCAATAACTCGGCTTTCTTAATGTAGTCGAAGCGTTCCGGCTGGTTCTTGGCTATGTCTGCAAGTTCCAAAGCCGATACCGCCAAAACATTTTTACGCCGGTCTGAATATAGGCTTTCGTACAGTACCCCTATAAGGCTACCTATTGCACGAACTAAGGTTGTTTTGCCATTGCCTACTGTTCCATGAAGAAGAAGCCCCGGTTTATGGTTTCCCGTCAGCCATTTTGCCGCCTTTTCTATATGGCTTTGGGTTGCTTCGTCGTCGATGAACTGCATACGCCGCCGCATAACTTCGGCTATATAACATTCGCGCAACATTGCCGGCACGTCTTCGGTGTATTTATCGACCTTAAAGCGTATCGGTATATTTCTTTTTTGAAGTACCGCCCGGAACCGCGCCAAGTCTACCCGTTGCGGCCCCTGTTTGTTGTCCTTTTCGTCCATTTCCATTATTTCCTATTTTGTTACGCTCCCAAGTTCTAACCGCCGCTTTCCAATCCTTCATACAATTAGGGCCTACCTTCCAACCGTTCGAAGTATAGTAATCTATCCACGCTTGCGGGTCTACGTCGTTACCTCGTTCTTGGCAATACGCCGTAACTTCTTCTAAGCTGGGTTTCTGAAAGATTTTACCGCTTTTCATTTTAGGGGCTGCCTTGCTCCTGCCTTGGGGCTTGCCTGCCCCTAACGTCGGCCCTTGCGGTGGCTGGGTAATACCTTCGTTCAATACCCGTACAAGGTCGTATTTTTCAAGTTTTTGCAATACCGATTTATGCGCGTTGTTCGTAGGGTTCAAGTTCGATAACCCGCCGTACTGAAATATGATAAATTCGGGTAAAAACGCTTTGCTTCCGTTATTGAAGAAATGGATTCTTTCGGCAAAGGCTTTTTCGAAGTCCTCTAAATCGTACGTTTCGCCGCAATAAAGCCCGGCTACCTCTAAGTCTACTTCCCATATTCCGGCGTTGTCGCACTCGCAAAAAAGGTACACCCAAAGCAATTTATAAGCGGGCGGTAAGTCCCTTATAAATCGTTTCTTAAATAGGTCGGTATCTATAAATCTTTTTGCCATTTTGTTACTTTTGAAAAGCTACCCCGGCCCGGAAACCGGGGTAGCTGGGTTAATACTGCTATTGCTCGATAATCGCAATTTCGGGGCTTAGTTCCCGAATGCGGGCTACCTGCACGTCTATAATTCGGTCGCGCAGGTCTTCCAAAAGCTGGCACGCTCCGGGGCTTACAAGTTGTAGGGTTACGTCGCGGCCGTTTACCGAAGCGTAAAATTCCACTTCGATAGTTTCCGCCGGCATACCTTTGAAAATCGGAATTTGAAGGGTAAAGGCTTCCGGCAGGTTACTCATAACCACGCCGCTATAATTGTCTTTGAAGTCGCCCTTTTCGCTCTTTTGCTTCTCTACCTTGGAATTTACGGTAGCTTCGAAGTTTTTAAGTTCGGTTACGAGCTTCATATTCGCGGTTTTGTCCGGGAAAAATGCGCGGTTCATTTTGAAGAACTGCCCCAACTCGTTAGGTTCCCAACCTTTGCCGGCGTTAATCCCAAATTCGGAAAATTTGGGGTGCGTAGTCAGTTTTCCAACGATTCGCCCGCGTCTATATTCGTCGTCTTCGTTCGTGATAAGGGTAATACTTACCTGTTCACGGTCTACTAAGACGTGGCAGCGCAACGGGTTAATTTGTTCGGAATCGTACCGCCGTAATTCCAAAAATTCAACCGGCGCACCGATAACACCGGAAAGGTCGATTTTTACCGGGGGCTTGGGGGCAAGAACTGCGGGGGCCTCGCCCTCACGTACGATAATTTCCGCCTGCGTAGTTCCTTCGGGAAGGTTTACTACTACTTTTTTGTTTTCGTCCATACTTTTTTACTTGTTGATTGTGAAACTTTTACTTGGTTTGAAGTGGGCTACTTCGTGCGCCGGTACGATAATCGTAGTACCGGCGGTAATGTTACGGGCTTTCTTTTCGGCCCGTTTCTTCGGCTGGAAGGTTCCGAAGCCACGAAGGTAAACGGGTTCCTTGCGCTGTACGCATTCCTTAATTGCGTCTAATGTGGCTTCGATAATCGGCCTTACGTGGCTATCGTTTTGCCCGGTCTTACTGCCAACGACTGTAATTAAATCTTGCTTCGTCATTGCTTTGCTTTTTAGTTGTTAGTACCTGTTTTTCTTCCGATTTGGAAAAGTGTTGTTTGTAATTCTTCGCTGTACGCCGGCCGGCTCTCGATAAGGTCGCCGTTCTCGTTGTAGTAGCCGACTTCGCGGGCTTCTTGGTCGATGAACTTAAAGCACCTTTCGGTAACAAATTCGGCTTTCTTCTTCAAACCGTCCAAGGTCTTTTTTCGCTCCGTCGTAAGGGGTTCCAAACGGGCCTTAAAGTCCTTCATCGCGGCCGTCTTTTCTTCCTCGATGTCGTTAATTTCGATGTCCGTTTCCGAAAGGCTTTCTTTCATGCGGGCCAATTCTTCCGGGGTAAAAGGCTTCATATACCCCTTTTCTTCCACCGCGTCGCAGTTATCCATAAGGAAGGCTACGCGCTTCTTGCCTTGTTCAAGGTCTTTCCCTAATTCTCTTTCCATGTTGCATTATTTTTTGATTAAAAGAAAATCGTTATAAAGACCTTCGAACTGACGGCCCGCGTACGTGGCGAGTTCACGGGTTTTATAGCAAAGCCGGGAGCCGAAATGCGCATTCGCATTCGAAGCCGAGTAATTCGTATACGCGCACGAAAAGCCGGCAGACGCGGGATTATACACGAACCAAGGCCAATATTTGTACTCGTTGCTATTGGCCCAATCCGGCCGCCAACCTTCGTTAAGGGCTTCGGCAATGGTCTTTAACTTGAGGTAGGCTATTTCGTCCTTGGTAAAGCCTAACTTCGCTAATACGGTTTCGTTCATCGGCTCAATGCCAAGCACAGCGCAAGCGTCCGCGTAGGTCTTTACGCGCTTGGTAATGTCCTTCGGGGCAACCATTTTTACGGCCTGTAATACGGTCGTATTAACCCCTAACTTCTCGGCCAATCGTTCGGCTTCCTTGCTGGCAGCCTGTTCGTTCTCGTGTTTGTACG